AACTAGTTATTTCTTTACCAGCTCTAGTCCATAATCCATCTTTATTAGCAATGCATCTGATACCATCTAATTTTGGTTGTGTATAACCTTCTGATACTGGATGTTTTTTATAATCTTCAGCTAACATTGGTTTAAATTTATCATAGTTATCTATGTCTTTAACATCTTGGAAATATTCTTTTTCCAATCTTCTTTCCCAAGTTGATTTGGCTTCAAATTCAGCTTGGGTTTTAGCTGTAGTAGCATTCTTTTTACCAATATTTTTTGCTTCTTTTAAATTCCACCCACTAGTTGTAAGTTGGCCGTCTGTTAAACCCGATATTGTTCGAACACCGGCTAAATCATCATTGTCCCAACCGAATTGAATTTCCCAAACTCTAATTCTATTGTTATTATCTCGTTTATAAAGAATTGGTAAAGTTTCTATATTTTTCATATGTGATTATCCCCAATCCTTTCTATCGGTTTCATTATTATAACCGTAAGTATATGCTGTAATTTCAGCTGGATTCATATGACTTAACGGAATCATTGATCCATGACCAGTACCGTGTGGCCAATAATGTGGTTCGAAAGGTCTGCCATAATAACGGTCTGCACTGCCTCTATCTTGAGGTGATCCGTGGTCTGGATTTCCATTCCTCATAATTGTTTCAGTATTAATTTTTTTCATAAAATTTCTCCTCATTAATTATTTTATATGTACATAATATCACACTTTTTCGTAAATGTAAAGTGTTTTTTTCAATTAATTTGCATTTTTATTGATAGGTGTTACATTTATGTAACACTACATATTTTTATAAACATATTCCAAAGCTCTATCAGCTTCTTTATTAATGGGTCTATTTTTATACCAATTACCGGTATCTGTATCAAATTCTCTACATAATATTGTTATTTCATCTGTAGTAATTGGATATTTAGCTTTAACTGCATTACCAGCAATACCAACCATTATCTGATACATTTTGTGATACCAACCAGTTTTGGAAATTGTTTGATATTCAGATGCCAAATTTCTAGGCCAAAATGGGCAATCACGATAAGAATTCCATTGAATATTTTCATTATCAAATTTATTTTTTCTATGTTCAATAACTTCTTTCTGAACAGCTTCTGGTAATCTATCAAAGAAACTATTTAAATTAGCTTTTTCTGGCATTGGATATTTTTTTATAATATCACTAGGATTAATAATATCACCATCATTACTAAAAATAAAGTTAAAAGCATTATCATACGTTGCAGGGATATAATACATTCTAGATAAGTCTTTAGTCTGTTTATCTGCAAGGTCTCCGAGCTCTGATTGTAATCCATACCAAAATTGTTTGATTTTATCCCTTGTAACCGAATGCGTAAGTGGGAACACAAGTCTGAACTTCGGTGATATTCTTGTGCTACTTGCTGTAGAATAACAAATAAAACGATAATTATTAAACCTATCAAGAAGATCATCTTTTAATTCTCCATTTGGCTCGTAATCATCAACATCTACACAACACCACCCTGACCAAGACATAACATTATCATTAGACCTAGTAGTATTAGGTAAATATATAGCTGGTGAGATAAGTACAGCATCTTTTTTAGATGCCACAGACTTCTCTGATAAATCATATAAAAATTGTTCAAAACCATTAAAACTAGTTATCTCCATTTGTCTGTGAGTTTTATTATCAAAAATAGATTTAAATATAGTAAGTTTAATCATAATAATATTATATCATAAATCACTTTGATTGTAAACTAAAAAAATTGTTCTAGTGTATTTTTATTAAAATTAATATTGGGTCCTATAGGCATTTGTGGAAATTTATTCCAAACACGAGAAGGCGCAATTCGCCAACTTTCATTTTTTTTAATTACTTTAAAATCTCCTGGCCAAAAATCTTGTAAACCTCTAGACCTTATGAGACGACCATCGCCAGAATAAGATATATCAGTATTTCCACCTTTATGTTGACCAGTGGTTGCTTTACTCATTAAAAGTTTATTAAATAAAATTGTGCAATATCCCTTTGATAATACTTGCATGCTATAATCAGTATCTTCAACACATGGATGTCTATACCAAATATCTAATTTATTATTTATTAGTACACAACTATAAGCTTGTCTATTAATAGATATATAAGTATTTTTAGCAAATGCAAACATTGTATGAGATGGAGAACATATACCTATATTATCAAAATGTGATATATAATTTTCCACAGCAGATAAAATATTTTTAGTATTTGCTATAACATTTTTATTATTTTCTCTAATACGAAAATCTTTTATGTTATCATCTATCTGCCAATGATAATCAGCACCAATGGATATAGAATGTTTTTTACAAGCATTTCGAACATAACTAATCCCTTGATCATTTTTTTCTAAAATTACTAATTTATCTTCTGGATATTCTTTACAATAATCATCAGTATCTTGTGGTTCTATAACAACATAAAATGGAATATCTTCTAAACATTTTGTAGTTAATTTAATTTCACTACGAGCTTTTGAAGGAATATATATGGGATATTTAATCTCATTATAATTATTAAGATTATTAATAGTTTCTTGACCTAAATTTTCTAGCCAATCATTCGTTATCATCATCTATCCATCTGGATAAAGTAGCATCAGCAATTGTTAATGCCGGATACCATATAGCTTTAGTCCGATTGGTTATATTATTTTGTCCAATTTTAGCAGCAAATTCTCTAACATCTTCATAATTTCTAAACCTGACTTTAATTATAGCATAATCTTCTTTTTTATCTTGTTCAAATTCTGGCATACCATCATATTCAAATGGTGTTTTTTCTTCTTGATCCCCTGATAAAACAAACAGATTATTTTTTTCCGTATCTACATTATTTTTATTCGTCGCCATTTAAATCCTCCTCACCTTTATTAGATTTTTTATGTTCTTCTTCAGTTAATTTTATTCTTTTTAACCCATATTCATCTGGACCTTTTGGTATATTTAGTCCAAATTTTAATTTAGGTTTTTGAACAAATACACTATAATTTACATTATGATGCCAACGACCCCACTTCCAGGCAATTTCAACTACATCAGGGTGTTGAGTTTGTAATGATTCTGCAAATGATCTTCTATTATCATAACCAGCCTCTTTATCACCTTCTCGAGTTTCTCTACTACCACCTTTAGTAATACCATAAACTTCAGCTGTATTACCACCTTTCATAGTCATTGATGCCGCTTTACCACATAAAAATTGGTTAAATAGAAATGTGCAGTGTCCAGATTTTAATACTTGAATACTTAAATCTGTATCTTCATTATAACGACCTCTCCATCTTTCTGATATATCATTTGATAATAATATACAAGAATAGACTCTGGTATTAACATAATATGGTGGTCGTTTAGTACCTGCAGGGCAGAAGAATGCATAATTTAGACCAGCCATTTTTACATTTTCATATCTATCTGTAAAATCTTCACATGCTCTTAAAAATGATCCACTATTCATTCTTATTTTTTCATTTTTGTGTAATCTATAAAAGTGTCTCATATTATCATCTAAAATCCAATGACGTTTATGACCTTCTTTTATTGAATGATCCCAAACCCAATTACGCACTGGAATTGATCCTCCCAATAAACCAGTTGATTCATCTTTTCTAGCCCATTCTGGATTATCTCTAAATCCATCAGGTAAAACTAAAATTTTTTCTTTTGGTACTACTTTAGAATATTGATCATATTCATCTTTTTCAATAACAATTCTGTAGGGAATTTTTAATTCTTCAGTTGTTCTTTGAGTCATACGAAGTGCATGATCCCATCTACCTTTAGAAATAATATAAACTGGGTATTTTGGTGGGTGTCTTGGTAATTCCATTTTAAACTCTTTTAATATATTATAACATATTTTAACTGATTTGTAAACACTTTTTTAAGTCTGGAGGTGAATAATTTTCACCTTTCATAACTTTACCATCTTCTCTATAAATAGGTTTTCCATCTTCACCTAATTTTGACATATTAGATCTTTGTACTTCCTCAAAACATTTATCTAAATCCACTCCAAATGCATGACCAGCACCATATGTAACATATAATATATCAGTAAGAGCATCAGCTACTCCTACTATATCTTTTGCTTCCATAGCATCATATAGTTCTTCTAATTCTTCTGAAATTAATTCTAATCGTAGATTAGTAGTTTCGGCATCTGGAAATTCTGGTTTGGGTTTTATTTCTTGACCAAAAGTTTCCATAAATGTTCCTACATCTTTAAAATTACTCATATAATTTTCTCCAATTCTTTTTTAGTTTCTTCCCAATTTTTTACAGATATTGTTTTGCAATCTTTAATATATTGTAAAGCATGTGCTAGTGGCCAATCATTACCATCTTGTTCTGTTTTATCACCAAAAAATATTATTGGTCTATCAACATCTTTTAATATTTGACTTTTATCTGCACCATCTGGCATTATATCTAATCCAGTTTCTCCAGCTACTTGAGCAACTATTTGTAAATCTCTAAATTCTCTATTAAATTTTTCTGCTATTATTTTTCTTTCATTAGTATCTTCATCATATCTAACATACATCTTTCTTTCACCAAGAGTACAGTTTCTTCCAATAATACTAAAATTTACCAATCCAGGTCTTTCTTCAATATGCCTTCCAGACCTAAATGGAAACTCACTATTTTCTAAAAAATATGCTAAAAAAGATTTACATTCTTTTGGTATTACCCAATCTGATTTATAAACTTCTTTACCATTTTTCCATATATTATTTCCAGCACAATTATGTACTGCTTTAACTTTTTCACAAATATCTTTACCCATCTGTTCAACAGTTTTTTCATAATCTGATCCTGTTATAAGCCAAACATTATGTTTATCAATAAACTCATTAAAAAATACTTCAAATTTAGAATTGATTCTTTGTCGGCTTGGTGTTAATGTGCCGTCAACATCAAAAATATAATTTTTATCCAAAGAATTCATCTAGCGAGGCCCTTTCTTCATGCGACCAACCTATAGCTTCTAAAATATAGCTAAGTGGGTCTATAAATGTTTTTTCAAATTGTAAATCATAATCTATATAAGTATTTAGTCCAAACTCTTCTGGTAATTTATCTGGGAATGCCACTACATTTTCTTTTATTTTATTCGGTACTTTTAAATAACAAAATTTAATTCTTGAACCATTTTCGATTAATTCATATTTTTTATTTAATTTGAATTCTTTTAAATACTTATTATATAGTAAAGAACCACGCACATGAATTGGACTTCCTTTACCATATATTGTTTTTCTATCTGCCCAATCTGTAATATTAGTAACTGACCTAGGAAAAGCTACTTGTTCTGCTGGTAATGAATAAAAATCTTGTTTAAATTTTTGAATAAAATTTTGTGTTTCTTTTTCATTACCTGTTAATAAAACTTTAAATATTTCCTTAAATTTATCTCGCACAACTTCTGGCGTAGAAGATTTTATAGCCTCAATACCCATAATTTTAAGTTTAGGTTCATCATATTGTACACCCTCTGAATTATGAACATTAAGAATATATCTTTTTTTAGCAGTCCATATACCCCTATCAGCAATAACTTCTCTTGCCATTTCCATACGTGGTTTATAACAATTTAAATTTTTAAATAATTTTTCATATGATTTATTTAGTATAGGTTCAAAATGTTCTGTACAAATTTTATCTAGAAATTTTACTGGATCATTTGGATTTAATTTTTTTACTAGATCATTAAAATTAACGTAAAGTGAATCTGTATCCATTGCGATAACATAATCTTTATTATCAGTTTTTAAAACTTGATTCATTGCTTTATTAATGGCTCGTTCCGCCCATCTAATAACCATTTGACCAGTAAGTGTTACAGCCTCGGCAACCTGTATATCAAAATATTTAAAATATTGATTACCCATCGCACCATAAAGTGAATTCATTAGAATTTTGATGGCCATCTGCTGATTATGTAATTGATTTATTTCTTTTTCTAATTCATAAGTTTTTGTTTTCACATACTGTTGTTCTGCTGCCAACATCATCTTTTTTACAGATTTACGTTCGTTATAATAATCAACAATAATTGTTGGTAATACACCCTCTTGTTTTTTAGAATAAGTTGAACCATTAGTAGCAACTGTTAAATTCTTTTCTCTTAATAATGGGTGTAATGGATCTAGATCAGAATCAAAATAATTTAAATAATTATCTACACCACTTGGTACATCACTTAATCTTACAATAGTTTCTGGCGACATATTCCACTGAACAATAATATTTGGATAAAGTGAATTTAAATCAAAAGATACAACCCAATCGTGCATACCTTCATAGACATCTTTAACATAACCACCAGCAAAAGAACTTTTAGTTGCTGGAGAAAAATGAGCTGGTGTTACTTTTCTTTGACTCATCAATTTACGATATATAATAGATTCCCATATACCCACAGTTCCAAATACATCTTGATAATTAACTCCACCTTTATAAGCCATAGTTACAGCAAGAGTAATAAGACCCATTTTTTCTTCTAGTCGATCAACTAGCTGAACATCTTTCATATTATAATCGATATATTTTTGGAAATCATCTTTATATAAATTTTTAAGAGAACCAGACTCCTCAAAAGATAATTTCTTTTCACCTAAAACTACATTGGCTATATTATTAAGTTTATATGATTCTTGAGTACCATAAGCATATCCAAATTTTTGAAATAATTCTAAATAATCCAAAATTTGTACACCACGAATATCAAAAGTTTCTTGAGTTTTCATCATTCTTTTTATTGTTTTATGCTCGACCATACCCCAAGGTGAAAACTTTTTAACCATATCCATACCAAGAATACGTGCTGTACGATTTATTAAATAAGGAATATCAAAAAATCTAACATTCCAACCAGTAATAACATCTGGCATGTTTTCTTGTTTAAAATAAAAATCTAGGAATTTAGTTAATAAACTTGCTTCATCTCTACAGCGATAATATCTAACTGGTTTGATAAGAGCAGTTTCTGTATTATAATCACCATAACCCCAAACATGATAGATACCATCTATATTATTTTTTAAGGTTATGGCTAATATTTTTTGAGTTGCTTCTGAAGGATTAGGGAATCCACCCTCATATTCTGTTTCAATATCTATTGTAGAAACATTTATTCTGTCTCTATCAAATTCTATTTCACGAGGATATTTTTCTGTAACATATTGATGTAGATAATTAGAACTACCATAAACATTAATACCTTCAACGTCTTTATATTTTTCAAGCCATTGTTTAGATTCACGCATATTTTCAAAAGAAACAGGGCCGATGTTTTTACCATCGAACCCTGTCCAACCTACATCTTTTTTAGAGGAGATATAAAATGTTGGTTTAAAATGTTCCTTTTTAAAAACTTTTTTACCATTGGCGTCATAACCACGATAAAGCATAGAATTTCCATAACGAACTACTGATGTGTAAAATGATTTCATAATATATTATAACACATTTTCAAGCAAAAGTAAAGTGTTTTTATATCATTTTTACTGCTTTATGATATGTTTCTTGATTTCTTCTAGTCCAACCCACACCAAAAGTTTCATAGGTTTTTAATGATTCGTAAAAAGCTTGTCTAATATCTCTATATTCTCCAATTACTTTTTCCAAACCTTGGACTTGAATATATTCATCTAAAGTTTTTAATGTATTAGGACCAATTCCGCCATCTGCTACTGTACCAATCATTTTTTGTAATTTTTTAGCTGCTCTACCTGTTCCAGAATTAACAGCCCAATCAAATACAGCAAGATCTAATCCAGATGGTAAATGATCACATTTACATCTATCCCAATAGTTTTTCTTATAAATTGGTGCAACATCTTCTTCAGTAAGATCTTTCATATTTTTTGTTCCACCCCATTCTTCATACACTCTTTTAGTAACACCAAGATTGGTTTCACCTCCAGGATCTTTAGGGTGATTTACATACCCACCCTCGTGATGAAGAATCGTATTTAAACAATCTTCGAAATTTTCTTTAGCCATAATTTTTCCTTATTATAAGATTAAAAAAGGACGAGTTACCCCGTCCTTTTATTTATATCCAATATCTATAACTAGGTATAGAAGTTGGTCTTCTTAATTCTTTAACACGACGTTCCAAATCACCTAAATCAGTTGCCCGAGATAGATATTTTTCTTCCGTAGTCATTTTAGACCATTCGTATTGTGATTTAAGTATTTTCCCGAAGAAATGTAGCAGTTTTGCCATTGGTTTTACTCCCAGTATTAATTGAAATTTTCTGGGGTCGCTTCTCTTCCGGTAGAACTACTTCTATACTGACAGTAAGAATTCCATCCGTTAGATCAGCACCACTGACTTCCGCGTACTCTGATAACCTAAACGATTTATAGAATTTTCGACCAGATATTCCTTTATGGACATATTTATCTTGATCTCGTCTAGCTTCACGATCACCTTTAATAGATAATACGTGCTCTTTGAGTTCAATTGTAATGTCATCTTTGGAAAAACCAGCAATAGCTAATTCAATATCATACTTCATATCGTCATATTTGACTACATTATGAGGTGGATATGTATCTTTTGCGTGATTTGTGATTTGTTCTAATTCGTCGAACAAGTGGTCGAAACCTAAAAAAGCGTTTCTTGGGAACATAAAAGTACCAGTCATTGTTGCCTCCTATATAAGCAAGGTTATGTTGTGGACCCACTTTTGTGGCATCCTATAATATATATAATCATTTATTTTGAATCTTCAAGGGCTTCCAAAACATTTTTATTATATATTGCTTCTAACAAAACTTCCATTGGTAAATTATCAATTGATTCACCATATCGTTCTGCTAATTGGTGGAGCTGAACGGGTTCGAACCGATGACCTTCTGGTTGCAAACCAGATGCTCTCCCTACTGAGCTACAGCCCCTTATTAGATTCTTTTCAAACATCAATTTTTTCTGCAATAAAATCTTCTAATATATTCACAGTAGATAATGGTATTCTTTTTGTTACAATGGGATCTTTACCGTTATGTATAACACAACCAACTTCCATTAAAGTATATAATCCATTATCTGTAGGGCCAAAATTACCAACCATATGATCTTTTAAACCGTTTACTAATTTTTTTTGATTTTCAAAATAAAAAGATTTACATTCTACTTGGTTGGAGAATTGCACAGTTTCTGTTATTCTCCAGGCTACATTATTTTCTGGGTGAAACATAAACATTGCATATAATACCCAATACATTAATTATTTCCTATATTATATTTGGGACATAATTCCCATTGTTCTTTTTCCTTAAATGGTATTATTTTAATTTGTCTCATAGGAGCTAGTGGTTTAATACTTTCTTTATTTTCTAATGTAATTAAACCCCAATCACTTATAAGAGTAGCTATAGTATTTCTACGTGCTAAATCATTTTCTTCAAGATTAGATTTTTTTCCATCCAGTAAGAACAATTCTTTAAAATGCACAATAAAATAACGTCCTTGTTTATGTAATATATGGCATGATTGGAATAATTTTTTCTCTTTACGAGATGCTACTCCCATTCTTGTAAGTGTTTCACGAACCTTAAGAAAATCATCAGGCTCGTTTAAAGTAACCTCAAGCATTGAGCTAGGTGTCCACTCTATTATATTATTATTTTTTTCCACCTTTATAAACCTTCTTTCTTATTTCATTTAATTGATCTGGGGAAAGTAGTTTATGCGCGGAGCGTGCCTTTTCGTTGCTATAGCCATAATACTCTTTAATTATATCCAAATCATCTACGGTTTCTGGTTTATTCCATTTAGAAAACCGTTTTTTCTTCCTAATTATATTTATAAGAAAGTCAAATTGTAGACGACTGTCTAGGTGGTGATTTTTATTCATTTCATTTGCAAATATAACCGTATCTCTAAAATAAGATAAACCTCTATTTACCATAAAAGAATTATATTGTTTTTCTATTATATCATCAATCATAATATCTTTTTTACCATAATTGATTTCATTTAAAAAAGTAAAAGGTGTCATAATATATTATACCATATTTTCATTAATTTGTAAACATATTTATTCATAAACTCTATTATGTGTATCACTGCATCGAACGAATGTTGTACATTTAGGAATATTTTTTAAATTTCTGGCACCTATATATGTGCACGTAGATCTTAAACTACCTAATAAATCTTGTATAGTGGGTTCAATAGGACCTTTATATTTTATTGTTACTTGTTTACCTTCTGATGCTCTATAATCTTTTAATCCACCAAAATGCTTATCATTAGCTTCTTTACTGCTCATTCCATAAAATGTGACTTCACCTGTCTCTGAATTTGCACCACCTTCATCATGTCCGGCTAACATTCCTCCCAACATAACGAAGTCCGCTCCACCTCCCAAGGCTTTAGCGACACAACCTGGAGTTGTACAGCCACCATCAGCAATAATATGAGCACCAAGGCCATGAGCAGCGTCTGCACATTCAATAACGGCCGAGAGCTGCGGGTAACCGACTCCAGTTTGTATACGAGTAGTACAAACAGAACCAGGGCCGATACCACATTTAACAATATCTGCACCATTAAGAATTAACTCCGAAGTCATATCCCCAGTAACTACATTACCAGCTACTATTATCAATTCTGGGTGATTTAATCTAATTTGATATATAAAATTACTAAACATTTCAGTATAGCCATTAGCTACATCGACACATAAGTATTTAACCTTACCTTCAGTTAATTCATAAACTTTATGAAATTTTTGCATATCTTCTTCTGTAGCACCAATAGACATCATAGTATAATTTTGTATTGCATCTAATTGTTGTTGAGATTTTACAAGACCACCTTTTGCAGGATCAAAATATTCAACTAATTCATTTACTGAATAAGTTTTAACAAGGCAAGTCATGATACCATAAGTTCTTAATTTATCAGCCATGGCAAAAGTTCCAACTCCGTCCATATTAGAAGCTATAATAGGTATCCCATAAAAACCTAAAAACTTTGCTCCTACATTTCTAAATGACATACTTCTAAATAAATCAACTTCTTTGCGACTTTTTAAAGTAGATCTTTTTGGTTTAAAAAGAACATCTTTATAATCTAATTTTATTTCATTTTCTATCAGCATTTTTGATTTCTTTCTTTATACAAACATATGCTTGTTGTTGTTCTATAGTTAAAAGAGTTGTTCTGGCATTAACTGCGAGCTCGCATCTTGGTTTAAAGTTAAATGAATCTACTTGTTGAGCACTATATTGATCATGACCTATAGCTGAAACTAATACTAAAAAATAAACTATTTTGGTCATTATATTCCTGGTAACGTAAATAATGCTTTACATGAATTAAGAGTGGCATTAGGACCTCTTTTAAAGACAACCCATCTTAATCCAACTCCTGCCAGCCAACCCGGATAATTTTCTTTTATATATTCTTTAAAACTAGATCCTGTTGTCCATACATCATCACATATTAATATTTTATCTTCTTTATTTCCAGTAGCATATTTATTTAAAGCTTTTGCTAATGGTAACCCTCCTCGAGGAATTCCTTCAGCACGATAAAAAGGTTCTTCTTCATAACATAAAATCATTTGTGCTATAGCATCCCAATCTTCTTCATTAAATGCATCACATTCTATTTTAAATGGTAATTGTTTACCTGCATGAGAAGTAAATTCTTCAACTTTAAATAATCTAGTAGGTTTACCATAACCCATAGCATTTTTATTCCACGGATCTTTGAATGCACTTTGATCATGCCTTGGATCCATTTGTTGTTTTATGTGTTCTGTTATTTTTACTCTTGAATCATGAGGAGCTCCAAAATCTCTTTCATATACTGTTTCTCCTTTATCAGGGCTTTCGTATATTTTAGACATTATTTAAACTCCACATTAGCCATAACTTCAGTTAAACAAGCAACCACATTTAATTCATGATCGGCCACAAACGCATGTTTATATTGATAATCAGCTAATATTAAGATAAGTTGCGGTAATGATTCTGGTTTTAAATTTTCTAAAGCATTATCATAAACACCTCTAAATATAGCAGATGCATCAGTATCTATATTATTAGATACCCATTGTCGCATATTTTTAAAATCTTTATTTTTTAAGTGAGTAAATAATTCAGTAAAAGAATTAGATTTAATAGGTACTTCTAATATACTTCCGCCAGCTGCATATCTTTGTAACTCATTTAAAATTCGTCTCCAATCAGGAGCAAATTTCATAATAATATCGGCTATTACCTTTGTATCATGATGGATACCTTCATCTTCTAGAATTTTTCTGGCACGATTTAAGAATTGTGCACAAAGTCCAGCCAAATCTTTTTTGGAAGTATTAAATTCATATACACCACATCTTGAATGTAATGGTTCAATAATCCTATTTTTAAAATTACAAGTAAGAATAAATCTACAATTATTTGAAAATTCTTCTATAAATCCACGAAGTGCTGGTTGGGTAGATTGAGGGTTTAAATAATCAGCCTCATCTAATATAACAACTTTAACACCACCTTGTAGAGATACCGAAGAAGCAAACTGTTTTATTTTTCCACGCAATGTGTCAATATTACCTTCTTCAGATCCATTAATAATAATCCAATCCAAATTAAGTTGATCGCACATAGCTCGAGCTACAGTAGTTTTACCAGTACCAGCTGTACCAGTAAATAGCATATTAGGCAATTCACCTGAATTAACAATTTCTTGAAAAACCTTTTTAAGATTTTCAGGTAAAATTGTGTCGGCTATATTTTTAGGTCGATATTTTTCAACCCACAAGAATTCATTAGACATATTGTCTCCATAATATAATTATATAACATATTCACTAAAAAGTAAATAATTATTTTTCAGCTTTCATTGCGGCTTCTTGCTCAATATTCTCTACGATTTGTATAACTTGAATACATTGATCACGAAGAGTTCCTATTGTAGTTAATTCTTCGCCTTTAAAAGCACCTCTTTGACACATAGCATCTATTACAGCAACCATGCTTCTTGAGGATTTATTAGCTAAGTCTTGTAATTGACCATAAGCTGTATCCAAATGAGATTTTTCTTCTTTTTTATTTTCTTCTGCCATATTAAACTCCAAACGTTGATGACTTTTCCATTGCTATCCAGTATTTCAAGTTAATTTTTGAATTACTAAATTGTGATATTAATTTAGATGATATTTCCACTTCATAATCATCTGGTATTATTTTTAAGTTACTTATATTTAGTATAAAGTTAAATTTACTATCTTGCGCATATTCACCATCTACGTCTATAGAAAATGCGTGAGAAGTTTTATTTTGGCTATCAATAACCGAAATTTTTATTATATTATTACTATTAGAAATAGACACTTCATTATGTCCTAAAGTAGAAGCTGCTCTTTTAATTTTATCTAAAACTAAAGCATCTAGTTTAAATTTTACTTCCGCATCAGGCATAGTAATATCTTTTGACGGGGTTGTCAAAGTATCTTCAGACGAATAAAAATATTTTATTTTTGATCTACCACTGGAATCTCCAATAGTCACAAAATCATCTTCAAAGTTTAAATTTGGTTTATCAACTAAACCAAGCACCCCAATAAATTCATTTAAATCATAAATTCCAAAAGTTTTTGGGAATTCGTCTCCTACATTAGCAGTAGCTAAAACATTTCTAGCTTCACTAATGGTCTTAAGAACACTACCATTATTAATCAGAATATTTTGATTAATGTCTGAAAAGTTCCTAAGAATATTTAATGTATTTTCACTTAGTTCCATTATATCCTCACATTTAAATTATTAGTTATATTATAACACATTATCATTAATTTGTAAACCCTTTTATGCTATTTTACTAAAATTTTTTATTTTTGTAAATTCTATTTTATCATCAAATTTATTATCTAATATTTCACCTTTATGTGATATCACAAATACATTAGTCTCGTCTGGTAAAGTAGTTAGAATTTTTAATAAATTTTCTACTCCATCATGATCTAAACTTGAATCAAAAGTTTCATCTAAAATTAATAAATTAGTAGCCACCGAATTTTTCATTTTGGCTATTTGTCTCCAAGTAAATAATAAAGATAAATCTATTCTTTGTTTTTCACCTTCGGAAAAAGAATCATAAGTAAACTCATCTCTGTGTCGTGATCTTATAGTTTCTTGGAATCCTTCATCTAAATCAAAGTGTACATAAAAATCTAATACTTGAAGATATTGATTAACCAAAGTATTCATTACCGGTAAATATTGTTTTATTATTTTAGTTTTAATACCAGTATCTTTTAACATTTCTGTTATAGCTAAATTATATTGATATTGTTCATTGGCCACTAATTTTTCATCATTAATATCAGCTATATCTTTATTAAGATTTACTAATTTATTTTCTGCTTCAGTTAAATCTGCCGTAACATCATTTGCTAAAAAGTCTTGAAAACCTTTTATATTATTTTGTAAAGTTGATATTTCTTTATTATTATTTCCTATGGTATTAGATTTTTCTCTAACAGCTTCTATTGATTTATTCCATTCATCTATATTATCAGATATAGATTTTGCCTCATCGGTAATTAATTCCAGTCTTTCTTGTAAAGTTTTTGCTTCTATTTTAGCTTCAGATAAAACTGATTCTTTAATTTCTTTAGTTATTTCTTGCCGGCATGTTGGGCAATCATTTGTTGTTTCAAAGAATTTAGCTGTTTTACCTATAGCTCTCATTTGAGTAGTTACTTCAGAACCAGCTACCATGTTTAAATTTTTCTGATCGTGATATTCTTTTAAATGTTTTTCACATTTAACTTGCTCATCATTTAAACCATCAGATAATTTAATATTCTCATTCTGTAATATATTAATTTTTTCTTCAGAATGTTTAATATTATTTTCATAGGTTTTTTTATTTTCAGCAGTTAAAACTTGAATATCTTTTATATATTTTTTATGTGTTTCTATTTTATTTTTAGCTATTTCTATTTTATAATTAAATTCTTTTATTTCATCTTTTAATAAAGAAGTTTGTTCTCTTAATATCATATTCATTTTACTAAAAACGTTAATATCCAAAAGATCCTCAATAACATCTCGTCTGTGACCAGTCGATAGTTGCATGAAAGGGATAAATGAGGAGGAACCCAAAACAACTACCTGATGAAAACTTTTATGTGTAAGTTTTAAGATATTTTGCTCGAGGATCTTTTGGTATTCTTTGGCATGAGATGACTGATTAATCATTGTCCCATTCTTCCAAATTTCAAATATGTTTGGTTTAATACCTCGGATAATTTTATATAAAGATTTATTTAAATAAAATTCTACTTCTACCAAACAACCTTTACCATTTATAGAATTTATTAATTGATATTTTCCTATATTTCTGTGTGATTTACCAAACAATGCAAATGATATGGCATCTAACAATGTAGATTTGCCGCAGCCATTTGGACCAACAATCAATGTTGATTTATTTTTATTTAAGTTTATCTCAATAAAATTGTTACCAGTGGAAAGAAAATTTTTCCACCTAACTTTTTCAAATATTATCATAATTTAACGGCCAGTATAATTAGTATTCCAATGAGAAGGAAATTGGTTATTATCATTTGAATGCACAAAATTAAATGATACCAAACCCATCTGTGTTTATATAATGTATGTATATTAACTTTAGTGTCTATTTCTTCGGTATCACCAGATTCTTTTTTAATACCGAATAATGTTAACCAATCCATTATGCTATCTCTAATGCTTGTGCTTGAGTCATTAAATCTCGCATTTGTATTTTAATTTTATCTTTATTCAAATCTGTATCAACAGCATCTATATAATCGTCCATAAGTTTTGGAGTATCGTCAACTTCTAAACCTTCATCAGCTATATTATTACCTATAAATTCACTAAAATTTTCAGCTATTTTTAACTCGTAAATATCTTGAGCTTGAATCCTGTCTATAAATCTATCAAATAAGAAACTATCACCTTTATTAACTACTACCACTTTCACAAATCTTTTATCCAATTGTGAAACGTCATAAGTATTATAACACATTTTTGTGTCATTGTAAACAATTTTATGAAATAAAGTATAAGGATTTATTATTTTATCTACTTCTCTTGTTTCAGTATCTAATATATGGAAACCTTTGGGGTCATGAGCATCTGACCAAAAGAATTCCATTTGTGAACCTAAATACCAAATATTATCTTGTTTAGAACCACAATGAAAATGTCCAGTCAAAACCATCTCAAATTTCTCAAATAGTTTTCTATCCATTCCTTGGGTACTTTTTATACCTCTTAACATTTCAAAACCATGTACATCTAAATGAGCACCCAACCAATCAGCTTTACACTCTTTTATAAATTTCATTGATGTATCATAATTTTCTTGATTAATCCACGGTAATAAAGCTATATCTAAAGAGCCATATTTCATTACTGTAGGTTCCATTATAATATGAATTTCGTTCATATAATGGCCAAGACATTCTTTTAAAGAATTTAAATCGTTTGTATTTTTAAAATATGTGTCGTGATTACCTGGAATAATATCCATAGTCATACCACGTTCTCTTAACTCATTTAAAAAATGTTTTCTATTATGGTTAAGTGCTTTAAAATTAACAAACTTACGATTATCATAAAAATCACCAAGATGTAAAATTTGTTTTATACCCTGTTTTTCACATTCAGGAAAAAATATGTTATTATAAAAATCTGCTGCATTGTCTAAAAATATTTGTGACGAGTTTCTGATACCACAATGTGTATCATTTAATATAGCTATTTTCAATTCATAAATCCACTTAAATCAGAATCAGCATGTACTGTTCTTTTCTTTTTTATTTTCTTAGCAAAAGTCTTTATTTGTGTATCTGTGTGCTTAACTTTTTCTATTCTTTCTTTTAATGAGTCAACAAAAGCACCAACAACATGTTTACTCTCACCTTCCGTAGTTACTATAAATTCTTCTATACCTGAAGAAGTCAGATATTTTAATTTTATTTCTTGCTGTTTTTTCTCTTTAGCTATTCGTCTAAGGAATGCGTACCAAGTTATTTGTGTAAAATATGCAAATGCGTTGGGTTTTCCTGTTCTAGTAGCCGCTTGCAAATCATAATTACCTATTGCTTTAAGACAATTTTCAACAGCGTCCATAACCATTTCTTCTCTATAAGTATATCTAATAAAATTAGCTTTATGTGATAACCCTTCTGCTATTCTTAAAAAGCATTGAGCTACATAATTAGGTACTTTTGGAACTTCTTTTTCTTCTTGTTTAGCTTTATCAGCTATTGTAACATAATCTACTACAGCTTGAGAAAATTCTGCATTATTAACATAATGTATACTTTTCTTTCTTGCCATGATCTACTCCATTTTATATTAGTATTATAATACATATTTCGCTATATGTAAATAATTATTTTTTTAATTAATTTCAAAAATCTTTTTATTTTGGGGGTTTACAGCCATTGGTTTTTATGATATAATAAATTAAGATAATTTGGGGGAAAGGGATATACTAATGAAAAGTTTTAGGTTTAAATGGTATCACATTATCACTTTTATCACTATCGCTCATACTTAATATTTTTTTCATTTCCTTATCTAAATATTTGTGTAATTCTTCATCAGTTAAACCGTCAAATTCATCTAAATCTATAGGTTCCACATTTTCTTTATTTTTCAAATAATCTTTATATTTTTTTAAACATTTAACATACATGCCCAATAATTCGTTTGAGGGTGACACCTCGCCGACTATATGATTAGAACATAAAGTTAATAATATTGATGCATCATCTTGAAAAGACATCCATGGTTGAAAACTAAAAAGTCTTAATCCACTTTTTATACTTACCGATTCCACTAATCTCATAGCACTACGGATAATTATAGATGGATTTTCTTCATCGTCCCATTGAATAACTTCACAAATTATTTCATCGCCAGTATTCAATTTAAATTGTCTTATATTATCTTTACTCATCTAGGTTAATCTCGTATGTTTTAAATTTAAATTCTTCGTTTTTATATATTTTTAATCTTTCTTCAGAATGTAATAAACCAAAATTTTTCCTTTTATTATTATATAAATTATCTATAACATCAAAAAGTTTGGTTGGCTCATTATTATCCGATTTTCTCAATCCTCTTCCAATCGATTGTAATACTCTAATCTGGCTTTTAGACGGCGATGCAAAGATAATATTATGCAAATTCCGAATATTAATACCAGTACTAAAAGTACCAAGACTTGCCACAATGATAGCATCTTTTTGTTTCTCTATTATACCTCTAATAGCTTCTCGATCAGAAGTAGCTACTTCCCCGGACACAAAGAATACTTTTCTTTTATTAATATCCACTTTACTATTTATCATTTCAAAAAGTGGTTTACCATGTTTTTCTACCCAATTAAATAATACTAAAGTATTACCTTTTTGGTCTTTCGCTAAATTACAAATAAAAACATTTCTTTTATTATTTTCTACTATGTATTCTATTTCTTCTTGGTATGTTTTAACACCAAAATCATTTTTTGATTTTTGCGAATAATTTAAAATTATCCTTTTTATATCTAATTTAGCTAGTGTATCATTATCTTGTAATTTTTTAGTTGTAGTTACTCTATAAACTTTTCCAAATAATCCTTGTAATACTAATTCATGAGTTTGAGTACCATCAAGCGTACCAGTTGTTCCATATCTATATTCTGCTTCGGTAGCTTTACTCATTATAGACATAAGTGATTTAGATTTAAAACCATGGCACTCATCACCAAAAACCGCGCCAAATTGTTGAAACCAAATTTTAGGTAATTTATAAATTGATTGCCAAGTACTTATAAAAATTTCTGCTTCATCAGTTTTTTCTCTACCTGAATATATTCTATGAGCCATTTTTTCTGGCATTTTATAAGTTACAAAATCAGAATACATCTGTTCAACTAAACTAGTTGTCGGAACTATTATTAAAACTTTTTTATTATAATTAGCTAAAAACCATCTTATTAAATAATATATTATTAATGATTTACCTGATCCAGTAGGAGATAATAGTATGGCTCTTTTATTTTTAATAGCATGAGATATACCAGTAAACTGATAATCTCTTAACTCAAATGGTAAATTTAAAGTTTTAGAGAAATAAAATATTTCTTCAGGATTAATAGTATTTTGATCAGTTGCTAATCCATATTTAGTTCTATTATGTTTTAAACCATAATTTCTTGTTTTAGCAAATACAGTTAATTGTGGATATAAACCAGCTGGTAATTCTCCACTATTTGCATCATATAATCTTATTTTGCCGTCCCAAACTCTGCGCTTAAATGCTGGCATAAATCTATAACCAGGCACAAAAAACGAGAAAAACTCTTTTAACTCTACTGCTATACTATAATCACAGTCTACATGCAAATTATAATGATTTAGTTTCCTGACTGAAATTGTTTCCATTTAATCATATTACTTATTGTTTGATGTCGCCAATTTAAATTATTAATTATTTCTGTTAATGTTTCTACCACAGTTTTATAGTATTGTATTTTTTCTTCTGATTTTTGTATTTCTGGATCTGAATCATAATAATAGTCCATTTCACCTTTTAAAACTTTTAGACCATCAAATGGATCCGGATCCCATTCTAATTTCTCTATTTCGCCTTGATCCATTTTACCATTATAATATAACCATTTTTGTTTTAAAAGAATTTTTTGCGCAAATTCTGTTTTCTTTAATAACAGTTTTGCGTTCATTAATTTTTCTAAATATTTGGAATGTAATAAGGGAACTTTTCTTGAGGATTCATCTAAATGTATTTCACTAATTTCACAATCGTTTTTCCAATCATCAAGTATCTCTTTCAAATCAATCATAATTTATCTCCAATTAATAATATATATTACTATTTTTTTCAACTTCTTTCACTTCACATACTGCTACATAACTTCCTTTTGGTGTTGGTGGTTGTCTATTAATTCTTTCTGCAAAATATTTGCATCTATCGATATCATAAAAATACATAGTATCTTTTTGTAAATTGTCACCTAACCAAACTAATAAAGCAAAAACATGAATCACTAGGTACCTTTTACTAAATCAAAATAAGAAAATCTAAAAGATACAGTATATACTACAAATTCCGTACCGGTTGCAGTTGATTCAAATGTGATATCACCTAAAGCTGTTGGCACACAATCTTTATAAACTATTTGTTTTGTTTTATTATTATGACTCGATAATATCGATATTGTAATATCAGAATATGTAGGAACTACTTTATCTCTAAAATTTCTTCTTAATACTGGAACATCAGGTTCATCTAAAATTCTACGCATCCAATCATACATCTCATTATATGATGATAAATTTTCATCTAATATAATAGTTGCAGATAATTCATTATAAGTTAATTGACCTCCAGGAAATGGAACACCGGTTACTTTTTGATACGGCATTTCAACAGGATTCATAATCATACCTGGGTGTACTATAGATTGAGCAAAATACTCTAAATTAGGATAATTCTCCCTATCAATAGTTAATTTATAGGAAGTAGGTTGTAAATAATTTAAATTAGTACTTAATTCTGCCATTACCTTACGATAGCCTCTCTTTGTGATCGTTCTTCTTTTAACGTTTCTGACATATCATTTAAAAGTTCATTTTTTCTTTTTAATTCAATTTCTTTTTCTTCAATAATTTCTTTAAGCCTTTTTATTTCTTCAAGACCTCGGTAACCATATTCTGAATAACCATTTTCCATACTACTATTTATATCACAAATAAGAAACTTTTTCATATGGTGCATAAACTTCGCATTTTTTACAAATATTAGGTAGTTTATCTGGCGTATAAAATAATTTTCTAAAATTTTTTAATTCTTCACTATACCATAATTCTGAAAACGGTTTTTCTTTTACATTACCTATTTTAGTTTCATAGTGAACATCTCTACACTCACATACTTTATAATCACCATTAACAGTAATTAATGGTTTTCTATATGTTACTTCACATGGTTTTGTACGAGGTAATCTTTTTCGTACTTTACCAGATAAGTGAATATTATTTTTCATTTCTTCTTCTAATAATCCACCCCAAGTATCAAAATCGTGAGCACTTACTGTTCTAATATTATTTTTTCTACATATCTGAACCATATTATTTAAATCTTGGCTAAGTGTTGGTGAATTTTCATAATGTCTCAGTGTTACATTAGCTTCTATATTTTTGTTTTTATTTAAAATTTTACCTAGTATATCTAAATTACTAATTACTTTATCAAATTTATCAACACCCATAAGTTTGTGATACATTTCTTTATTCCAACCCACCATTGAAATGGATATATCTAAAATCAAATTATTTAAATTTTCAAATGCATCTTGTATTGGTTTACGAAATGCTATAAAATTACTATAAAGAAATACTTTTTCTATTCTACTTTTTTTTAAATAATTAATTCTTTCATGAAATAAATTATCAGTAAAAGGATCAGCAACCGTAGGTGTCATACTAATTGTTTTACCACCCATATTTGTATAATCGGTAACAACGGATTCAAATAAATCTTGATCCATATACTGAACAGGGAATGTTCCGTGAATTTTTGGGTACATACAAAAAACACATCTGGCGTTACAGAGGTTTGTTGTCTCTATGTATAATCTTTTAGGTAAATTAAAAATACTATTCATTATATACTCTTATTAGTATATATTAAATAAAAAAGGGAGGCCATAAAGACCTCCCAAGGTTTAACAGATTTTCTATTAAGTTAGAATATTATCAACTCTGAAAATTCTGTAGTACTGGTTGGTTCTTGCAGTAGCAAGTCCGTTTGCAGGAGATGATCCCACAAATGGGTTTGAAACCATTCCATATCGAGTTTTGAAACCGATTTTTGGTTGGAATGAGTTCTCACCAACTGCTCGTACCATAGTTAGAGGTACGTATGGGCAGTAGAATAAACCAGCGTCATAAGGATTAGTTCCTTTATAACCAACGTTTACATAATCCGCAGTTGCATATGGATCAATATAAACTTTAGTTCTACCATTAAGAACACCGGCAAATGTGTTACCTGTGTCATCAACACTTAACTTTGTTGACATGGAAGGAGCGTAATCCAACATTCCAGAGGCTGAAAAGCAAGAAGCAACATCAGAAGAACAGATAATAAAGTTACCTTTTCCACGTCTTGTTTCTTTTGCAATTACGTTAGATTCTCTTTCAAGTTGAATAATAAGTCCTTTGAACTTCTCAACTGACCAACGACCATCAGCATCATTAGTTAAAGAAAAGATACCTTTGGTATTCATGTTACTTTGACGACAACCGATTTTAGCCTGTTGGTTAATAGTTCTAATAACTTCTCGGTTAATTTCTGCCAAAATTTCAGTTGACAAAATATTTGCCAATTCTGTTTCAGCATCTAGCCCATGAATAGCTTTCAAGTCTTGAGCAAGTTCAAGAGTATATTCAGCTTTAAGAGCCCTTGACTTCGCAGTCACTGTAGCTTTTTCAATGGTGAATCCCATTTCTGCAAAAGCTTCTCCAGAACCATCACCCAATGCTTCAGCTTCGCCAGTAGTATAAGCATCACCGATTGTTGGAATATAAGAAGCACCAGAGTCAACGATTGTTGAGTCAGCGTTTGTATCTGATACACCAGACAAACCAGAAGGACCTTTTGCATCCATACCAGTTTTTACTGAGTCGCCTGAATAGTTAACATTAGCTTCGTTGAATAGAGCTTCATCACCGTCAGCTTGACCACCTTTAAGAATAGTGGATCTGTAAGTAGATTTCATTGCAAAGATAAGACCAGTAGGTCCTGTCATTGGTTGAACACCACATACATCATAAGCCATAAGGTTAGGCATTGCACGTCTTACTAGCGCAATTAATACTGGATTCCAGTTAGCCGCGTTAGATGTGTTATTACTAGGAGCGGCCTCTTGAAGCATTCCTTCTTCTTTGAGTGCCATTTCCTGGTTTTCTAGAACAGCTGCAGTTACAGCTTTTCTATGATGGTCGTCAATTTTCCCAGCAGTGTCTTCATTGAGAACTGGGGCCCATTTTTCGACCAATTTATCGTAAGATATTTGCATTTGTTGCATAATCTTTTGCTCCCTAAATTAAGTTTTTATTTGAGATTTAAGAGCATTAACATAATGAGACATTGATCCAGAAGTTTCTACCTCGTTAGTATCTTCTTCTATTTCTTCTGCTTCACCATACTTATTAGCTCTTTGCTTAAAATATGATTCTTTAATAGTCGCGACTTTATTGGCGAATGTTTCTTCGTCATCAAAATCAACTTTTTCTACTAAAGATTTCAATTTCTCAATTTGAGTTTCTGCTAGGTCTTTTGAAGCTTCACGAATGATAGCATCTCTTTTGTAACCCTCGAGTTCCTCTTGCATAGCGATAGACTTGCCAGTTTGATCATTGAGTTGTTCTCCCAACTCTTCGACTTCTGCCGCAAGGTTGTCAACTAGGTCGACTTTAGACTCTGGTACATCAATGTAAGATTCTGTGAATAGATCTTTAAGATTATTCATAAACTTCTCAGCAATTTCAGTACGGAGACCGGTTTGAACAGCAACTTTATTTTCTTCCATCCAATTCTCAACTACATAGTTAAGATATGAATCTACCTTATCTACCATTTGAGTTTTAGTTTCTTCAATTTCAGTTGCTAATTCTTCGTTATATTTTTCTTCAAGATTGTTGATTTCTTCAGCTAATCTTGAATTAATAGCTGCTTCCATGATGTGCCCAGCTTTAGATTTGAATTCAGCAGACAATGTTGCCTCTGATTCAACTAGAGCATTAAGATCTTCTGACCAATCTATATCAGCATTTACAGATGATTGAACTACTTCAGTATCAGCAATTTCGTCAGCTTCTTCTGAATTTTCCATCATAAGTTTATTGTAAAGATTAGTTAGTTCCTCTTTATTTAAGGAATTCATCTTTTGGTAAGCATTATTAATCATACTAGCTTTAGTCATTCTACCTTCTTTGAAGGGTGAAGCGCCTTTATCATTAACAGATGCAGTGTGTTTATCTGGATCACCAGGTACTACTTTCTGCATTGAATCTGAACCAGCCTTATCACCTTTACGCTTTTTAGCAGATGGTGCAGCATTTCCCGCAGCTTTTACGGATCCTACTGACTGCTCTTCAGCGTTTTTGGTATCATGTGCTTCCTCTACGTTATTTTCATCTTCGTAAAGATCGCCAATGACATCTTCTTGATTTTGATTTTCATCAGTCATATTTGACTCCCTAAGATTTGTTTTTAAGTAACGAGAGGAAATTTTTAAACTCACGAACTTCTGTCTCATAGAGATTAGCACGTGGAGCTTTCCGTATTTCAGTCTCCATTTTTTCAATAGTTTTAGCTTCGATAATGCCGTTATTCCAAACCCATTCAACACCTTCCATAATCCCATTAACAAAAGCGCCAGGTGCAGACGGATCTTGCACTATATCAATAGCGTTAAGAATAAAATCGTCTTTTACATACATTGCGTCATTACGTCTTTCTAAACTTCCCATACCACGAGTCGAAACGCCCAGTTGTACACCGCCTTCGAGTAACCCTTTTACAATGTTTCCCATTGGAGTGTCCAATACTGTGGCTTTTCCCATAACATCATTTCCCTCAAATCTGAGTTCTCCGATCTTATGTGAAACTTTATCTAAATTTATAGTCGGCCCTTCGGGATGATTCAATTCACCCACGGCACGACCTTTAGAAACTTGTTCATCGGAATATTTACCAACAGCACTTTCCATAACGCGCTTTTCGTAAATTCTACCGTTTCTATTTTTACCTTCGGCTTGAGCGAAGATACCTTCTATATTATACTTTTTCTGACCATTTTTACCTTCCGTTATATAGGTTTCTAAATATTGGTCATTAAATTCTGATATTAATTTCATAGCTTAACCCCGAGGTTTCTGTACACTAGTTAATTTAAGATCACCATGAGCACCAAACATTATATCGGTTGATATTTTTGGTATAATTACTGTCTCGTTTGCTGCTATAGTCATTGATGCACTATCACTATGCCCAGGAGTTGATATAGTTAGTAAACGTGCTGTACTACCAGAATTAACTACTCTAACATCACGAGCACTACTAACATTTATCGCAGTGGCAGAAGTTGTAGGACAGGCCACTTCAAGAGATAGAGGTTTAAGATAACTTACCATTATTTTGTTCCCTTATATTGTTTTATGAATGTAGTACCAGCCTTTTCTGCTTCTCTTTGACTTCGGTATACATCTAGTTTATCACCATCAATATATACACAAAAACCCTTTGGTTCTTTCACTATTGTCATTTTCTGTTTACCAATTCTTTTACTTACGATTGGTTTACCATAAGATTTAGCTTCTCGTAATTCAGAAAAAGTTTTCATTTATTTTTTATCTTTTTTACTACGTTTTATATATTTATAAACTTTGTGATCTTAACCATCATGTGCTTCTATATCTTCTTCAGACTCATCTGTTTCATCTTTCAAATTTTCTTCTTCAGAATCTTCTTCAGAATCATCTTCTAGGTCTTCTTCAGAATCTTCTTCAGAATCATCTTCTAGATCATCAGGTGTTTCATCATCTTCATCAGCAACATCTTGCTCATCTGCAAGATCTTCTTCATCTTCAGCATTATTATAAAACTGATTAGCAAGTTTTATCTGCTCTTGATCCATGACGTCATTTAATTTAACTGTCATAGCATCACCAAAAGCTTGACTGGCTTTATTATAGTCTTGAGCTAATGCATGTTGCACTAAATCATGTAGTGGGTTTTCTTCTTGTTCAATTTCTTGTGCTTCTTCAGCCATAATTTACTCCTTATTTGTTAACCTGCTAACGCCGCGGCTGGCGGCGTAAAATTATTTGTGTATATTGCTTGACCTCTTACTATTCTTAAATTAGATATATAACCTTTAAATAAATTGCTATCTCCACCAGTTGGGGTCTTTCCTATAAGGAAATCTTCAGAATTTCCACCAGTGTTCCAACTTGTAGATGTTCCTGAATTAAAACCATTAATAAATACTGTGTGGGTATTGCTAGAAGCTGTCATTGTTACCGCAATATGAACCCATTTGTTATGTCCAATACTGTCTGCTGCAGTGGCAACCCATGCTGCATTTCCAAGTCCAGTTTGAATTTTATCATCTGCCTCTTTAAAAGATATGTACCACCCTGTTGCACCACTACCAGACCCAGTCATCTTTGAAATAAGACCAGTAGGAGTACCACCAGATCCAGGTTGTTCTCCATCCAACCACATCCAAAATTCTGCTGTCCAATCTGCTGTTTGATCTAAATTAAAATCAGCATGTGATGATATTGTAAGATAATCTCCTGTACCATCTAAGTATATTGATTTCATACCATCCGCAGGTCCGAAATTGCTAACGGCTGCATTTCCACTTGCTGTTACCGTATGACCAGTAGCTGAACCATCAGTTATACTTGCAGCATGAGCAGTTAATAATTTTGTATTTGATGCTGTTACTGTAATCCCACTTTGAACCGAAGTTGACGTTGTAAGTGTTTCTTTTAAAGGTATGAAGGGATATCTAGATAAATCTTTTGTAAGTCTAAAATCTTCTATATGTCCATCCATTGTTTCAGTTAATGCACCTACTGTTGTACCAATAGCAAAAGCTTCAGCTGAAAAATCTGTAGTTGAAGCGTAGTCACTCCCTTTTTGGACACCATTTAGATATCCTCGTATCACACCATTACTCCTTACAAATGCCACATGATACCACGTACTACCTGATATTTGACTTGCTGCTTCAATTTTTCTAGCAGAACTAGATACTTGATCGTACCAAACAAAATCACCGTCTGCATCTGTGCCACAGTTAAACCCTGTTGCTCCTCTTGTGCTACTAAACCAACTTTGATAATTAGAAAGAGTGTCGTGATAAATCCATGCTTCGAGTGTAAAATCACCAGATCCTAATCCCTGAGTAACATCGAACGTAATATAATCGCCAGTTCCATCAAAATCCATATTCGAAGATGCATATTTCAATGAACCTGTAGATGATTTAGTATTGCCTACTAGCTGTATATTACCTCCTGTATTATTATAAATACCAGAAGATGCTCCAAGTAAATATTGGGTACCAGTACTTGCAGCTAATTTTGCAGTAGGTGGTGTAAAATTACTTGTGTATACGGCTGTATTATGAATTCTAAAATCTGATATATATCCTCCAATAGTTCTATTTGCATGTCCTGCGTCATATGCCTGTGTGCCTATAAATGCTCTACCTGTCGGAGCAGCAGGCAATGCACCGGTCATTGAAACCGGACCAGTTTTCTTTACTCCGTTTATATATACACTGACTTGATTACTTGCCCTAACAAAGGCAACATGCTGCCAGTGACCTCGTTGTATATCGCCATTTGTACCTGACAAAATTGAACCAGGTTGAAATACAACAGGTTCTCCATTAGCTCCCCAACCAATATATACAAAATTTGAAGATGAATTATCATTATGCGCACCCGCGCTATAAAGAGCATTGGCCCATGGATTGTAAACTTTGTTATTGAATACCCAGGCTTCTATTGTAAAATCATTTAGACCATCTGTACCAATATCATTATGACTGAGATAATCACCGTCACCATCACCAAAGTAAGAAATACCGTGATCTGCAGGAGTATATGGGGCATATTTATAAGGTGAACCTATTGTCTTTGGAGTTCCAATATTAGCAGTAATAGCATGACTATCACCAGAATTGTCTTTTAGTATCGGATAAGCTTGTATCAACAATTTTGTATTTGTTATAGCAGTTAATTTTACAGTAGGCGGTACAAACACTCCAGTATAAACTGCTGTACCAACTACAAGACGTAGGTCACGTATATGCCCTTTAAAGTCTGCATTACCGGAGCTATAAGAACCCATTCTAGGTCTTGGTTGAGAACTATTATGGGTACCTATTGATGAACTATAAGTACCTGATTTATTTAATGCTCCATCAATGTATGATGTTAGGGTTGTGCCTGATCTAACTACAGCAACGTGATGCCATTTCCCATCATCGACAGCTATTGTTCCAGCCAGATCTAAATCACCAGAATTTGACCACATATCAACAGAACCTGACGTTGGATTTATAGCCAATTGTAAATTACCATTACTATTTCCGCTAGGTCCATCGTGTAAGTATATTCGTCTCCAGTAAGTATCAGTGGTTTTAGTTTCACAAGTTATCCAACATTCAAGAGTAAAATTACCAGTTCCTATTAAAAAATTACCAGATGCTGCAACATCAACCTGATCAGCATCACCATCAAAGTACATGCTATAACCAGCCGGGTGATGTGGAGTAAATGATGATACTTGAGCAGTACCATTTGCAGTAATTGAATGAGTATTTGTTGAGCCATCTGTAAATGCACTAGCAACATTATTTCCAGATGCTTTTGCTAGAACTTTAGAAAATTGTGAATTTGTAATAGTAGCATCAAATGATAATGTAAAAGTTGATGCAGCTGTAGCTATATTAACTCCATCAGATGCCTTAAATGTAACAGTACCAGTAGGCATGATATCTGAACCTGCAGAATCTCGTGTCTTAGGTTCTATAATAAATTTATTAACATTTGTTCCTGTAGAATCTTGTGCTATATGAGCCATATTGTTGAATGCAGTATCTGTTGTAGCAGACCATGTTAAACCAACACCTTCTGAATCTCTAGCTCTTAAAATAATATCAGTTTGAGTACCATTTTTATATGCTGTAGCATCAGTAGCTAAAGCATAAGATCCACTTGGTTGTGTTACCCAAACTGGAGTTGTATTAATAATAGCAACATTATGCCAACCAGCACCGGTATGAATATAAAGTCTATCAGAATCAGTTGTAAAACCTAAACTACCAGCATTAGTTGAATCATAACTGCCTGGTAAATTAGCTTTAGTTGCATAAGTAGTAAGACCAGAAACAGAAAGACCTCCAGCTAAAGTAATATTATTTTTACTAACTGCTTGTCCTAAACTACTAGCTAAATCTCTTGCTCTTGTTTCTACCATTACGCGGCTTCTCCTATTTTAAGACTATACCAACCACTGGCTGTATACGGATCTCCGTCATGAGTTATATAGATGTACACATATTTTCTCGCACCTGCTGATACATAAGCCATATCACCTTCATTAGCACTACCTGGTAAAGCACCTAATGTCGAATAATGGGTAACAGCTTGAGTAGATAAATCACCACTTAAAGTTATAGTATTATCTTTAACCACTCTACCAGCCCTTCTGGCTATTTTTCTATTTAGTGTCTCAGCCATTTTAAAAATGTGTCGCGGTAATTGTTGCACCTTTAACTAAAGGCCCAAAATAATATCTCGAATAATTTCCGGCTTGGCCACCATTATTACCGTAATCCATATTTAGACTACACCATGTTACCCAATTGGCAACATCATAACTACTACCGAGAACTCCATCGTAATACTGCAATAACACAGTTCCACTAGGTCTTCTATCTGGACGTCCATTAGAAAATGTATCAAATCTCAAATAAGTACCAGCTATTTTATCATCTTTTAAAGCGGTGGTAAAATAAAAGAATATGTAATCTCTTCCTCCGCTTAATTTATCATCATTTGTACCGCCTGCTGCTTGAGTCTGAATGTATTGTCTTGCATTACTCGTACCTGCTGATTTAAACCAATCTTTAGTAACAATTTCACTTGTAAAGGTATGTTTTGTTCCAGAAAATAAATTATCGTCGCCTCTCCAAAAACCGTATTTACCAGCAGCTACACTAGCATCGTCTGCTATTGGAGTTAATTCTGATCCGTATCCTGAAACGGTACCAGCTATTATATTTTTATTATTATTATTTGCTGTGGTACTATCTGTAATCCAACCCATTTCACCATCATCTTCATTTTCATGATCCCAATAAGAACTACCCCAAGCAGAACCGCTTTGAACAAATATTCTCCATAATTGTGAACCAAAATTCAGTTTAAAAGTTTTTATACTTGTACTTGTTCGAATGCCGTCTGAAGCAGTGTATCTTAATTTAAGCTGATTTTTAGTAGAATTACCAGATCCATCCGAATCAGCTGATCTTGTAAGAAATCTATATTTACCGGTACCAGCACTATCAGTTATTTGAGCAGGATGCAATAATTGAGGAGGTAAATTAGATGAATCATTTTTATAAAATGTTGCACTAGCTGAATCAAAATAATTAACTCCGTAAGTAATTGGAAAACCCTCTGGATCCTTTGCTAACATAGTAGTATTTGCTGAATCAGTAGAACCAGATACTGGACTTATTGCTAAATTTGAAGGTTCAGTAATTATATTAGGATCGGCATCATTACCGAATGCAGATTTTCTTCTTGCTCTAGTTATTGCCATATTTTTATCCTATATACCTCTTTTGCCATTATTGTGTTTCAAAACCGCTAGGTATTGAGTAAGTTAAATCATTACCCATTTTCACAGTCCCGGAAAATGATGGAGTCTGAGTTCCACTACTAAAAGATAAACACAGAGCATCAGTTAAATCTCCAGTTGGAAGAGCATGACCAGCTTCAGTAGCTGGATTATGATTAGTTCCCCAAGTACCATTTAAACCAAACCAACACTTATTATTATCTGTATCCCAAGCTAACATCATTCTATCTCCTTGAGCATAATTTAAATTGAAGCTTTGTTCATAACCACCAATTCCATATAAATTTCCAGTATTGTTGTACCACTGCTTTGTGGTATTATTGGCCCAACCCATTCCACCTCCAGCTTTACCAAATCCAAACATGGACCCCACTCCACCGGATATTGCACCTATAAGTATTTCCATATATCTTTTCCCATTCCGTAAAATAGGACCTTGTACACCAGCAGTGCTACTAGTAGTAACGGTAAATGAATTTGTATAAGTTCCATTATAAGAAGACCATCCAGTCAATTCAAAATCAAGACTTACACTATACGTTATAGAAAATTGTCTAACAACAGAAGTAGATCTTAGTCCATCTGTAGCTATGTATCTAACCTGTAATGGTATCGCAATATTATTCCCAGAACCATCAGATTCTTTCATTCCAGCAGCTGTAGCTCCACTAGTTAAAAATCTATAAGTAGCAGTTTTAGCTCCATTACTATCGGCTGAACCTAAAGTTATCTGAGCCGGATGCAATAACTGAGGAGGTAAATTAGATGAATCATTAGGGTAAAATTTTCTAGAACTATCATGTTGAAAATTAACATCATAGGATATATTCCAACCGTCCGGGTCTATTGCCTTAAATGTTGCAGTAGCAGAATCCTTAGTTGCATTACCACCTTGGGTTTCTATTGCTGACGGGCTTATTTGTACGACAGGTCCTTCATTTGCTCCTGACATTTGAATCCAATTAGCACCATTATATAAATGCAAAGTTTTTTCTTTAGTAGCAAATTTTAAGTCACCACCAGCGCCAGTACCTAAAGCAATCGGACCATCAGAATCTACTACTTCTACTCCACCTCCAACTGCATTATTCACGGTCTTTAAAAATGTCGAAAGTTTTGCCATTTACATCTCCGTAATTACCCAACCTTGAGTATTGTCTACATAGACAAAACCCACGGCCGATCTATTTATATCAATTATGAAATCTGAATCTGCTCCATGTATTTTACTACTATTTCTTCCGATTGTCACATTATTTGTACCTGCAATACCATAAGCATCAACAACTTTTACTTCTGCACCAGCTGAAGGACTTGCTGGTAATGTTACTGTAAAAGCCCCACCGGTTGTATTAGTCAAAACTCCTTGACCAGCAACTGCCGTATAATTACTTGTTTTTAATGATTGCCAAGAAACACCACCACCACTAGATCGAGCAGAAACATAGTCAGAATCAATTAATGCCGTAACACCAGTAGTATCTAAATTATCTGTAAAAGTTGATATATTAATAATATCTGCACTATCAGCACCAGATGCCAGCACAACTTGTGTTCCATTAGTGGCAGTATAATCATCACTATCTGTTAATAAAATACCATTTAAATGAACTTGTACATTACCACTTGAATATGACAATGCATTACCTTTTAAATCATTTCCACCAAAAGTAGTTTGTGCAGAATCAGCTTCATATTTAAATCTTGTTATTGATGCTGTACTACTTCTACCAAAAACAGAAACCGATAAAATATCATCTGAATCAGCGGCAGATGTAAGCGTTATTCTATTGTTACCAGCACTTTCAATATAGTCATTTGTTTTCTTTAATAAAATACCATTGTGATGTACTTGAACTTGATTGGCAGAAAAAGACAATGACGATCCATCCGCATCGGTTCCGGAGAATTGTGTTTGACCAGATGTAGCAAAATATTCATAAAAAGTTGCTGCAGCATTTGTCGTTGAACCACCGGTACCACTAATAGTAATAGTTTTAGTAGCACCAGAGCCTGTAGCTGTCACTGAAGAACCTACAAAATTTAATGTAGTTGCCGCAGTAGATAAACTACTACCTTCTTCTTGAATTGTTAATGAACCACCTCCACTATTTGCATCCACATATGCTTTAACGGATTGTTGGCTAGGTAATCTAGTGGCACTATTTGAAGACATATTATCTTCATCAATTAATGTAGCTGTAATTAATTTAGATACTTCTCCTGAATCCACATAGTCTGTATATAATACTGGAATATCTGCTGTTCTTGCAATAATACCAGTAGTAGCAGGTAAAGTTAATGTTACGTTACCAGAATAATTAGCATGAGCAGTTGATTGAATTCTTGTATAATGTGCGTTACTTGTTTCACAATATAAATCTACTTTAGATACCGAACCACTATTTTTAATCGCAATAGAACCACTCGATATTGTAACACCTGGGCTAGATAAACCAGGAGCACTATCAATAATGACTGAACCATCAGCCAAATTGGAATCAACCATTTTATCTACATTGGCAGAATCAATATTAAGTGTTCTATTTGATGCAATTGTACCACCACCTGATAAACCTTTACCAGCAATAATAGAAACTGCACTATGATCTATATGTTCGTTGGCTACAAATCCAGATAAATTATCGTGAACAATATCACCATCAGTAGTAGTAATTGCACCAGTACCAGAATTATATGTAATACCAGTTCCGCCAGAAAGAAGTTTACGTGCTTCACCGGAATCTACAAAACTTCCACCTAAAGTTGGAACCGCACTAGCATCTAACTTTAAAGCTAGTGCATCAAAAACTGCATTTTGAGATGGAGCAATATTTGTTGTTCCATTATTAATAGCATCTGCTACTGTGAATCCTCTTATATTAGCTGAGTCAACATCAAATACACCAGTACCAGAATTATAAGCTAAACCCTTATTACCAGAAAGATCAGATAATGCAATTCCACCAGAACCAGTAATTGTTATAGTTTTAGTAGCTCCAGACCCAGTTGCGGTAACATTTGAACCTACAAAATTTAATGTTGTAGCTGCCGTTGATAAGGAACTTCCTTCTTCTTGAACTGTAAGAGAACTACCAGCATTTGCATCTACATAAGCCTTTACAGACTGCTGAGATGGTGGTCTAGTAGCTGAATTTGAAGACATATTATCTTCATCTACTAGATTAATTAATTTAGTTACTTCACCTGAATCCACATAATCGGTATATAATTTTGGAATTAATTTAGTTACTTCGCCTGAATCTACATAATCGGTATATAGTTGTGGTATACCAGCCACGGTAATTGTCTTAGTAGCCCCAGAACCTGATGCAGTAATATTACCACCAACAAAATTTAACGTTGTAGCGGCAGTGGATAAACTACTACCTTCTTCCTGTACAGTAATTTGCCCACCAACACTACTTGGTGCCCATCTACTATTTCCATTATCCCAGACTAATGCTTGGCCATCACTAGGTGAAGCATTGTGTACATTTGCTAAAGCAGATATATTAGCAGCGGCTATTCTAGCATCCGCCAAAGTATTTGTTGCCGCTGAATCTGTACCAGGAGTCGTTCTTAGTTGAACATAAGAACTATCAATTAATTGTGTAGTTAAAGCCGAATCTAATTTTGCGGCTATAGAATTTGTAATGGTTGTACTAAAATTAGCATCATCACCTATAGCAGCTGCTAATTCATTTAATGTGTTTAATGCGCCAGGGGCAGAAGCAACTAATCCACTTACTTCTGTATCAACATAAGCTTTTACCGATTGTTGACTTGGTGCTCGTGTAGCCGAATTAGAAGACATATTATCTTCATCAATAATATTTGCAGCAATTCTCGCATCGGCTCGGGCATTTGTAAAATATAAATTACTAGAACCTTCTGTTATTTCATCGGTATTATCTTTTGTAGCTAATTGAGCATCTACATAAGCTTTTACTGATTGTTGTGATGGTAATCTAGTAGCACTATTAGAACCCATATTGTCTTCGTCGATTAATGTAGCTGTAATTCTAGCATTAGCTATAGTAGTAGCTTCGGCTGAATCAACAAAATCTGTGCCAAGTGTAGGTATTGTAGGAGTACCTGTTAAATTACCATATGCTCTATAATAAGCTCCATTTTGTCCACCCAGTGTATCGGCATCTATTGTTAAATTATTAATAAATGTAGCATTAACTCTAGTATCTATTAAACTATTTGCTGCACCGGAATCAATGTAATCCGTTCCAAATTTTGGTATTAATTTTAATGCTTCTGCTGAATCAACAAAATCTGTACCTAATACTGGAACTGATATTAAAGATAAAGCTCTTGCTGAGTCTAAAAGTTTTAATGTATTTACTACATAAACAGATGCTCTGGAAGAGTCTAAAAGTTTCTTTTCACCTTCTGCTATATTAACAACTTTTGCTGAGTCAAGTGTTGCACTGGCAGATACAGC